TGAATTTGTTGATGTTGGTAACGACATTAAATCAGCAAATACTGATTGTATGAAGAAGGCTTTGAATATGTATATGAATATTGCAGATGATGTATATCGAAATCAGTATGAAGACCCTGAGTTGGATGATAAGCAAATTAAGGCTATAACTAAATTAGCAAAACAGATTAGTGATGATGAATACATCAAAATTGATACTTTAATAGCTGATAAAAAACTAAACAACCTTAATTATAAAGCGTCATTTGCAAAATTGACTAGAATGAAGGAGGCTAAATGAAGAGATTAAAGATTAGCCAAATTGATGAAGGTCTATTAACTCAAGGTTTAGAATATACTGTTGGTGTAAACGATGGTACTATTTTCAAAAGAGTAGTATTCAAGGGTACAAAGACCTTTAATGGTAAGCCAATGATGTGTTTTGAAACAGAACATAAGTCTCAGCTAAGTATAAATCCGAGTTATCATTCTTTTGTTTTAGAAGAAGATTCTCAGTTTCCAATGCCTGAAGACTTAGAACCAAATACTATTAGTATACGAGATATTAATAGCCAAATAGCAAAGGAGAACTCATAAAATGGGTAAACTTACAATAAAGGAAGCCGAAAAGCTTCAATCAACAGGTGTTTTAGATGCTAAAACCGTAAAACAAATGCAATCTGAAGGATTAATTTCAGAAGGAAGGCGTAGTAATAAGAGATATTTAAAAACTAGCGATGGTTCTTGGGTGTCTCCTCAATTATACTTCCAAGGTGTAAACGGAGAAGCATATAGCAAAGAAATGAATGAGCTTCGTGAGAAATTCAACACTCTTGTTAATAAATACACAGTAACTAAAGATAAAACAAACATCAAATAGGAGAATAGTACATTATGAAAACACTTGAAAACACTACGTTTAACGAAAGTACAGATGCGTATCAACCAATAGTTGCAGGCACATATCCTGCTCATATCATATCTTTTGAGTCAAGAGATATTAACGATTCTGTCGTTTTTAATATGACTTTTAAGATAGCTGATAAAGTTGGAGAGATGGAAGTTCCTGTCTATAATAATATAGATGGTAAATACGAAGCTACTTTAGATGAAAATGGTAAGGAAGTAACTCGTAAAGCAACACATCTTATTGGTAAGGAAGTTCGTTCTTCAGGAGTATGGTTAACACCTAATCCGAAAGAAGGCGAAGGTTGGAAAAATAGAAAATACAAAGAATTCTTTGAGAATTTAGGTGTTTCTTTTCCTACTGATAAAGATGGTAATGCTCAGCTTGGACAAGTAGAGGAAGAAGATGTTTTAGGTTTCCCTTGCTTGGCTAAAGTAGCAGAACAATCCTTCACCAATAAAGAGGGCGAAGAAAAGACCACAATGCGTGTGTTTAATACTTTCCCTTGGACAGGTGGACAGAAACTATCTGAAGATGAAATAGGAGAGGACGTACCTTTCTAAACTCACTTAGGTCATAACAAATAGCCTAGTAAATATGGTAACCTTTGGACTCCGCATCGTTCAATTAATGATTTGCCAATTACTAGGCTTTTTTGTTTATAGGAGAATTTATGATAAGAGCAATTACTAGAAAATCAATGAAGATAAGACCTTCAGGAAGAAGCAGTGATTTTATATCACCTTCTTTTGGCTTTGGTTGTTTATTAGAGTGTAGCTACTGCTATATGAAAAGACATAAGCCTGTCGGTCTTGATTATGCAACAAATATCAATACAATACTTGATGAAATAAATAGACATTCGCTTTTTGCATCAGTTAAAAAGCCAAATCAAACACATCCTAAGTATATAACATATGATATTGCGTGTAATGAAGATTTTGCGTTACATAGTAAATACTATGATTGGAAAAACATTTTTGATTTCTTTAAAGAGCATCCAATAGCTATGGGTACTTTTGCTACAAAGATTATACCAAAGCAGTTTTTAAAATATAATCCTGAAGAAAAGATAAGAATCAGGTTTAGCTTAATGCCACAAATGTTATCTACAATATTAGAACCAAATACATCTGATATTATGGATAGGATAAAGGCAGTAGATACATTTATAGAAGCAGGCTATGACGTACATCTTAACTTTTCTCCTGTGGTGTTTTTTGATGGGTGGTTAAATGAATACAGAAAACTATTTAGAATGGTAGAAGAAAATGTTATTAATAAAGATAAGGTGTTAGCAGAAGTAATATTCTTAACACATAATGTGAATAAACATAAATATAACGTAGAAAATAATATTGAAGGTGAATCATTATTGTGGAATCCTGAACTGCAAGAGCCTAAAAAGTCTCAATATGGAGGGGACAATATTAGGTACAGATGGTGGTTAAAGCAAGACATGATTAGCGATTTTAAGGAACAGCACAAGCAAGTAATTCCTTGGAATACTATTAGATATATTTTCTAAAGGAGAGCGTATGCTAGACACCAATGCAAAAGTATTAAGATTGATTAATAAAAGAATGGAACTAGGACAAAGAAAATATAAAGGGAGTATTCCTATAAAAGGTGAAGGTGGTCGTGATAATTTAAAAGAATCACTAGAGGAAGCACTTGATATGTGTGTTTATTTGTCTGCAACAATACTAGAACTAATAGAGGCAAGAAATGAAAAGAGAAACACAAAGAAGTAGAGTAAAAAGACACCTAGAGAATGGTAATGCCATTACTCCAATGGATGCACTTGAGCGTTATGGCTGTTTTAGACTCGCTGCGGTTATCCATGATTTAAAACACGATGACAATATGAATATTGAGAAAGAATTAATTAAAAACAGGTATGGCACTAAATATGCAAAATACAAGTTAGTAATTAAATCAGTAAATCAACGTATATTAGATGAACTAAATCCCACAGGAGAATGGAAAAAATGAAGTTAGTAGAACATAAAGAAAAAATAGGTATTGCATTAACTGAAGAAGAGCTATTTGTAAACTTACAAGCTCTCACAATAAGTAAAGGTATTCTTGATATTGTAAACAAATTTTCCGATAGTGGAAAAATCAAACATATAATAAATGCAATTACTATATTAGAAACGGACTACAGGAGTATTAATGAACAATACAAAGAAAAAGTTGCAAGGAAAGAAGTTACAAACGTCTTACCTCCGCAAAATTGCGAAGTCTGCGAATAAAGAAGTTGGATACCCTTGTGGTAAAGGAAAGTACTTTCTTGGCAGTCTACCTGTTGGAACATTCTTCCAATTAGAAGACGTTAAGGGAGTACTTTTAGCTTCTGCAGTAAATGCCCAAGTATTATTAATAGATTCAGGTAAAACTATTTGGTCTTGGAATACAGAGGTAAAAATAATAAAACTAGGTGAGATACCTGAAGGAGAAGAATAATGTATTGGCTAGAAACCTTTATTGAAGAGCAACATTTTCCATTTTATGAAATACTATGGTTATTTATGTTGGGTTTATGGTGGAGCGTTATTAACAGATTAAAAAGAATAGAAAAAAATCAGGAGAAAAAATAATGTTAATATTAAATGTATGGGAATGGGTTGTCAATCTATTCGTACTTGCCTGTGCTTCATTGATAGGAGCGTTAGCAATATTTATAGTGATGGTGATAATCAGTCTTACTAAAGACTTTATTATAAAGGTAATACAAGATGGGAAGTGATGGCAATGATTCAAAGATAACAATAAAAGGATTAATAGATTTCTACGAAAATTTATTATCAAGTGGTAAAGTTAAAATTCCAGGTGCTGCTCAAAAAAGATTAGTACAATTAAAAGAGAGGCATCGACAGAGATATAACAAATACTATTATTTAAAACAAAAATGGGGGAAAGATAATGGGTAGAATGTCATACATACATTATTTGTGTGAAAAACAGGATGAAAATGGTTTACTAGAAGAAACAGGTAGCGAAGAGATGGCTAAGCATTTTCTTGACGCTCATCAAAACATGAGACAAAACAAAGATAAACCTGAATTTAAGGTCTTAAATAAAATAGTAGACAAAAGTATCGAAGAATATGAAAAGAATCCACAGAAGGTCAAATTAGAAGGTAAGAACGCTACTGCTGATATGATTAAGATGATAGAAGATGTAAGGAGACCTAACTAATGCCATATCCATTAAAGAAAAACAGAACAATAAATAAATATAGTACAAAAAGACAAAAAGACGAACAAGCATATCAAGAAGGTAATAGCGATACTTTAGAAACAGTAATAGAACTAGAAAAAGAAATTACTAGACTAAAGCAAGGATTACATATGTGTAAAGAACTAGCAATGCTTCGTGATAATTATGGTATGATAGAAAGTATAGCACAAGACGTACTTGATGGTAAAGAATAGTGGCAAAACTTGGGAAGGACGTATTTAATATAATATGCCCCTGTTGTGGTTTTAATTTAACTACTCAAGGTAAAACTAAAAACATATCTGCAAAGATAATGAAATTAGTATCTAACTATTCAAAAGAAACATCCCAAGCAATCAAAACAACAATGCGTAATATATATAACAATGTACCAAGTGATGCAAATCCTAGTGAATACTATTATTTTTTATATGGTTTACAAAAGTTTGATGAAAATCATATAAGATATGGATTAAGAGTATTTGAAAAAGGAGGGCATCATAGAGGAGGAAAAGGCTTCAAGTTTTTAAGAAGTATAATTAAAAATAGACAAGCTAATTTTGAAAAACAACTAAATAACGAGAGGAAATCGTATGGGAAACTTCCAGAAAAGCGTATCATTAAGTGATACAAGATACCCTGTAAAAGAAATACCAGCAGTGTATGCGTTTAATGAAGAAAATGTTCACCATGTAGACACAGGACATAAATTCATAGTAAATGAAAATACAAATAAAGTAGTCAGTTGTATGACAGATAACTATCAATTAGTAAGTAATTCAGATGTATTAGACCAAGTAGAACCTATAATGAATAAATCTAAAGCAGTATTTAAAGAAGCTCAAATGTTTGGAGAGAATAATGCAAGGACTAAATGGACTTGGTTTTATCCTAACATATCAGTAAAAGTTGGCAAAGATGATGTTCTTAATCCTGAAATAACTGTTCAAAATAGTTACGATGGTAGTTGGGAATTATCTTTTCTAGCAGGTGCTTTTAGAATACTATGTTCCAATGGACTAACTATTGGTACAATATTAGATGCTAAGCGTAATAGACATTCTATCTATAATACTGACCTTATGAAGATTGGTGATATGATTACAGACACCGTTGATAAATGTGAAGATGTATTTGTAGATGAGTTTGGTCAATTAATAAATAAAAAGCTTCAGAAAAGAGATACAGCTAAAGTAATTAAAAGATTACCTCAACAAGCTGTTGACCCATTTGTAAGATATATACAAAGGGAAGACATGAAGACTTATTGGGATTTATTAAATGCCTTTACTTGGGTTACGTCTCACGCTCTTAATAGAAAGCATCAAGCCACTAATAAACTAGAAAAGGAAATCTATCCTTTAATTAGGAATATGGCTAAATCTTAATGGCAATACAAACAGATTGTCCTGTTATTATACCTTATTGGGGAGG